ACGTAGTACAAATTTTAGGAATAGTTTTTATACCTTTTGCGGGCTGGACTATGGCTACATTAGTTAATCATGGTAAACAGATAATAATTTTAGAAGAAAAAGTAAACGAATCTTTAAACAAGAGAATGGGTTCTTTAGAGGAAAGATTTACGGGAATGGAAAGAAAACTAGAGAAGAAGATAGATGTCATAGAAGAAGTTGTTGTAGCTAATAAAATAGCTATAAATGAAAAGGGTTCGCAAATAAATAGAATGTTTGAATCAATCATGACAAAACTGAGTAAATAAGATATGGGCATTTTAGATGTGTTTCTCAATAAAATTTTTGATGAATTAGGAATTGATGGAGAAACTGTTGACAAATTGAAAGCTATAGTAGATAATGTAGATGTGAGGAAGGAAGGTGACAAGACATACATTGAAATTAGTATGAAAAAAATAACAGTTGTATTAGAGAAGGATAATTGAAAACAAAGGAAAACAATGTCAATCAAATCATTAATGAATTACACTTTTGTATCTAAGTATGCAAGATGGTCAGAGGAAGATAAAAGGCGGGAAACTTGGAATGAGGCAGCAGATCGAGTTGAGCAAATGATGCTCGACAAGTATGTTCCTGAAAACACTGAAGAATATGCTGCCATAAAAGAAGAAATCAAGTGGGCTTATGACATGATGCGTAAAAAGCGCGTCTTAGGTAGTCAAAGAGCTTTACAGTTTGGTGGAAAACCAATCTTTAAACATAATGCAAGAATATACAATTGTATTGCATCCTTTACTGACAGGCTTAAATTTTTTCAGGAATGTATGTATCTTTTACTTTGCGGTTGTGGCACTGGTTTTTCTGTGCAAAAGCACCATATTGCCAAACTACCACCTTTACTAAAAGAGAAAAGTGGTCAAAAAAAGTTTGTAATACCTGACACTATTGAAGGATGGTCTGATGCTGTTGGCGTATTGGTGTCTAGCTACTTTAAACAAAGCAGACTGTTCCCAGAATACAACGGTAAAAATGTTATTTTTGATTACTCTGAGATACGTCCAGCTGGCTCGTTTTTAAAGTCTAGTGGAGGTAAGGCTCCCGGCCCAGAACCTTTAAGGAAAGCTCTTACAAACATAAAAAAGGTTCTAGACAAGGTAATCAAGTCTGGTGTCAGCAGAATTAAACCTATTGATGCATATGATATAGTTATGTTTAGTGCAGATGCTGTGATTAGTGGTGGTGTTCGTAGAAGTGCAACCATTTGCGTGTTTAGCCCAGACGACGAAGAAATGGCTAAAGCTAAAACTGGTAATTGGTTTATAGAAAATCCACAAAGAGGTAGATCAAATAATTCAGCCCTACTTCTCAGGAATGAAACCACAAAAGAACAATTTAAAGAACTCATGCAATCGGTGAAGGATTTCGGTGAACCCGGATTTGTGTGGTCGGATTCTACTGAATTGATTGTTAATCCTTGTGTTGAGATTGGCATGTGGCCTGTAGACGAAACCACAAATAAAACAGGGTGGCAAGCTTGCAATCTAAGTACGATAAATTGTGCAAAAGTAAAATCAGAAGATGATTTTTATGATTCATGTAGAGCCGCTGCAATAATTGGTACATTACAGGCTGGATTTTTTAGTTTTCCTTATCTCGGTAAGACTTCTGAAAATATTATTTCAAGAGAAGCTTTACTTGGCGTTTCTATGACGGGTATCATGGAGCAACATGAAATATGTCTTAATCCAGAAATACAAAAGTATGGAGCCAAAGTAGTAAAAGAAACCAATGCTGAGATCGCTGAGTTGATTGGCATTAATCAAGCCGCTAGGACTACTTGTGTAAAGCCAGAAGGTACTTCTAGTTGTATACTAGGCACTTCAAGCGGTATTCATCCACATCATGCAAAAAGATATATACGCAAAGTTCAAGCTAATAAAATGGAGCCTATATATCAATACTTTAAAGAAGTAAACCCTAGAGCCTGCGAAGAAAGCGTGTGGTCTAATAATGAAGCGGATGATGTGGTATCATTCTGCATTGAAGTTCCAGATGGATCAAAAACCAAAAACAAAGTAGATGCGCTTCAGTTGTTAGCCCACGTAAAAGATACCCAAAAAAATTGGGTATTGTCTGGTACAAACAAAAATTTATGCACCCAGCCTTGGCTGGTACATAATGTGTCAAACACAATCAATGTAAAAGCAGACGAATGGGGAGAGGTTACAGACTTTATTTATAAGAATCGTAAATATTTCTGTGGTATTTCTTTATTACCAATCACGGGCGACAAGGATTATCCTCAAGCGCCTTTCACAACTATCCACCTGCCAAGTGAGCAAGTAGCTTATTATGGTGATGCTTCTTTATTTGTAAGCGGGCTAATCGAAGTGGCTCTTGACTTATGGGAGGATAATCTGTGGGCATCTTGTGATTCTCTTCTTGGTATTGGAGAAAAGATAAAAGGTAACGGTAAAAAGGCTTTCTTAGATAGATGTACAAAGTTTGCAGATAAATACTTTGATGGAGACTTGCGTAAGTTGACTTACTGCATGAAAGATGTGTACAACTGGAAAGAGTGGGTTGATTTAAATAGAGAGTATAAAGATGTTGATTTTACTAGCGTAATAGAAGAAACTAATAATACTAAAGTTGATCAAGAGTGGGCCTGTTCTGGCGGTTCTTGCGAAATTGTATAAGGAGAAAAATATGGAGCAGAGATACGAAGCATCGGATATTAGCCAATTAGTTAAAGATGGCTTAATTACAATTACTACTGATATGGTTCAAACTGAATTTGATTATGAAGTCACAAGCGTCAAGGTTAAAAAATTAGAAGAAGATGCCATTGTGCCAAAGAAAAACAACGCCACAGATGCTGGTTATGATATATATGCGGCTGAAGACAAGAGGATATATAATCACACAAGAGAATTAATCAAGACTAATATCTCTATGGCTATTCCTGATGGTTATGTCGGTCTTATATGGCCTAGATCTGGACTTGCAGTAAAACAGGGGGTAGATATTCTCGCTGGAGTAATAGATAGCGGATATAGGGGGGAGATTTGTGTCGTTTTGCAAAATCACGGCAAAGAATCTGTAGATGTTAAAAAGGGCGATAGAATAGCACAATTACTGATACAAAAAGTAGAAAATTTTCAGCTGGTAGAATCCGAAGAATTAGACGATAGCCAAAGAGGTAATTCTGGTTTTGGCAGTAGCGGGGTATAATCATGCCAAATAATAGAATATTTTATGCTTGTCAGGCCGTAGCTTTCGTAGAAAAAAACGACCAGACCCATGATACAAAAAATGATGTAATAGATGACGCTAAATTTCTAACCGGGGTACAATCCGTTGGTGTCAGTAGTAGCATTCCATCTAGACAATTGCAAGACTACGGCAGGATTCAAAGAAAATATAATCTTGAGGGCAAAAGGGAATATACTATATCTATTTCTAGAGTTATAGATAAAAATTCGGACACATTTTATAAAACTGCTAGTTATGGCACGGAGTATAAAACCAATCATCTTTTGAATGAGGATAATCTTAACATTCAGGGACAATTTAATTCTAATAACAAATGTTTAAAAAGCTATGATGTAATATTACTATATACTTCCGATGATAAAAACAACATATATACCGACAGTCAAACCGCAATAGGTACGACTCTTTATAGAAGTTGTTTAATTACTTCTTTGGAATATGAGATATCGGTTGATGGGCCTGTCACCGAAACAATTACACTTAGATCTAATTCTATAGAACACACTAGTACAAAACGATTTGAGGACACAGATATAACGTTCCCAGAATCAGGAGATGTATTAACCGGTGAACATCTAGATACACAAAATGATACGGTTCATACAAAGCTACCAGCGGATATAACAACCCTATTTGCATCTGTTGATGACAGGCCAATATTACAATCAATAACAATTAACGTAGATATTGAATATGAAGATTTAATGGATGTCGGTAGATGGAATGCTAAAATCCCTGATAGCAGCAGCCTGAAAGAAGTGAGTAATCTTTATTCTTTCGTTGTTGTTCCCGTTTCTGTGCAGGCTTCATTCACGGGTGTATCCAGAAACATTTTTCCATCTAGGGATGTTCCTTTTAATGACACATCTTATCAGCCTGATAATGAAATTAAAATAGTTTTAGATGGCAGATTAAAAAAAACAGAAGCCAATCCTACACCATCACCGAATTTCTTCATATGGGATCTTGGACAAAAAAATTATGTAGTAGACTACAGCGTTTCAGGAGGGGATGCTGAAGGAGGGAATGTGGAATTAAGCTTAACGTATGCTAATCAATATAGCGATTTTGTATTAGCACCGAAGGAAGGTAGCGTTCGTAACATAACAAATACATCTACATATTAAGGCAAAAAATGGCAAGTAAAAAAAAGAGAGATTTTGCAAACAAAAAACCAGCGCCAAGAAAAATACTAAAACCAAAAACATTTAATCAAGGCGAATATATTAGAAGCATGATAGGTTCTGATGTAACGTTTTGTTGTGGGCCAGCCGGTTCTGGAAAAACAGCAGTAGCTGTTGGCCTAGCTTGCGAATATCTTCTTAAAGAAAAGATAGAGAAAATTATTATAACTAGACCAGTTGTAGAGGCCGGTAGAGGTCTTGGTTTTCTACCCGGAGGTTTAACGGAAAAGATATCTCCGTATTTAGTTCCTATTGTGGAAGAAATGAAGCTATACTTAAATAGGGACACTTTTCAAGGACATAGATCACAAAACAACATTGAACTATGCCCATTAGAATATATGCGTGGAAGAAATTTTCATAATTCTTTTATGATACTTGATGAAGCGCAAAACGCAACATATGAACAAATCAAGATGTTTCTAACTAGAATAGGCATACACTCAAAAGCTGTTATAAATGGCGACTTGACACAAACCGATCTAAATGAAAGGTCTGACGGAGGCTTAGAAGAGTGCATGGACAGACTAGAGGGAATAGAGGGTCTTTCCATATGCGAACTAACATCTGAAGATATAGTAAGAAATAAGATTATATCAAAAATTATATCTAGGTTGTGAAATTATCTGGATTGACACATATAATATTATATGAGTATTTCTGACGAACAGTTAGCTAAAATTGTAAAATTATGCAACGACAAGATAGAGCAGCAAAGGCTTCATGAAGCAAAAGCTGGATACGGAGAGGACTATACGGACGGACGAATAGTTGGGCAAGCTGCTGTGGCTAGAAGTATATTCAGAATATTACACGGACAGGAATAATTTGATGCCAACATATGATTTTGAGTGTGAATCTTGCGGCTATTCTGCTGAGATAAAACAGGGTTTTGATGCTCCATCTAAACACAAGTGTCCAAAATGCGGCAAAAAAACCCTGATAAAAGTTTTTATAAACGCCCCGATATTTTCCGTAAAGGGCGATCCCACTACGATAGGTCATCTAGCAGAGAGAAATACAGAAAAAATGGGTAAATATGAAATACAAGATAGGAATAAACAAAACAACATAGGACAAGAAGATAAATCTGAATTAGGCAGGAGAGATTTGAATAGAAAGATTAACAAGATGACGGCATCGCAAAAAAGGAAATGGATAAAGGATGGTGATTAATGCTTAAAACTAAACTTGAAGATGAATCAGAAGCAAACAGAAAAGAATGCCCTCATGTTGCTAAGGTTACTTTTAATATAGAAGTAAAAAGAATTAATCATGACGGTTCTATGAGTAATTATTCTTTAGGCGAAAAGGAACTTGAAAAGTATGGAGTAACCAACAAGGCTATCATACACATTACAGGCCCAACAGAAAGCATGTGTGTTAATAATCTGAAAGAAAGATTGGAGAAATTAAATGGCTAGATGGGAAAATGAAGATTTGAAGGGTTTGGATATACCTGATGCAATCGCTCACAGTGTAGACTACCTCGATAAAAATGGTGCAGAAGTAGATTCTGAAAATCTTGCTGTGGCAAAAATTGTATCTGAGGACGATAAGAAAGCGTACTACATATTGTACGGCAGGGGTGAAATTATAGAACCCCATCAGATTGATTCTAATTTTAATAAGAATAAGCTTGCCTATAAGTTTAAAAAAGTAACAGAACAAGCGTTTAGCGCTTATCAAAAATATTTAAAGACCAAAAACAGATTGTATTTCACTAACGCAAGAAGACTTGTAATGGAGCGATTATAATGAAAAAAGGAAGATTATCTAAAACAGAAAAAGAATTTATTGACACTCATGTAAATTTAGGAGTAGATGCTATAGCTGAAAAGCTAGATAGGTCTACAGCCGTTATTGCTAGCTATCTAGATATGTTTCATAAAAAGCCAGCAAAAGAAGTTCAACCTGCCACTCAAACACAAGCAACGAGTACAGACATGAATCTATTTGCTAGAAATGAAAAGCGTGGGGTGGTAGCCATGACTGAATCAGCATCAATGTCGGGAGATGAAAAAAAATCATCGAAGGATGTGTATGCAACAAGAAAGTATAAAAACGCTATTCATAAAATTAAAGAGGATTAGTATGTCGATATGCACTTCAATAGATAGTTACATGCAGAAAATTTGTTACGATGATCTAATGATCAGCTGGCAAATGACTTTAAATGATGGAACTAAAGTATATGGGGACTACGATAGAGAGGGCATGGAAAACCCTTGGATCAGATTCACAAAACATTGTAAGGAGAATAATGTTTACCCTGTAAAAGTTGAACTACACATGTTTGGCGCTCCGCATGAAGTGTTTTTTGAAGATGAAAACGGTTTAGATGGTTTGATAATTATGAGGGGGATAGCTAAAGATCAAGCTATGGATGGGGGTCATTCTCAATCATATCAAACTTTAACAGTGGGCTTGCTAAAAGATGATTGTTCTGGTATAACAGTATCTAAATACACTTGGCCCATATCTGAATTTGAAAAAAAATACTCAGAAAGAGTTTTAACAGTTGAAAACGTTGAACACATGTTTTTTAAGAATGACTCAGAAAAAAGAACACATCCAGAAGTTCAAAAGTTCATCGACGGGTGAACCGTGTACAGCCGCTCAGTATATAGCGGAAATTGTGTGTACACGTAAAAGATGTAAAGAAAATACTGGAAGTCTTGAATACAAATTTTGGAACAAATCACAGAAGGAAGAATATCAAACACAGATAAGAGTAGCAAATAAGATCATAAAGAAGTATAGCTCTGATGCCTTACTGCACTATCTAAACAGCCCGAAGGGTAAAAAAACTTATTCTTTGGGCTTTTTGCACTCTTCAAAAAAGTTTGTACTCATATCTAAATTTGTAGACAAGGGTGTTGCTAAAAGTTTTGAGATTACACAAGAGCAAAAATCAAAAACTAGAAAGATAATTGATATTGATGAGACTAGGGGCGAGTACCAATCTAGACCTAGTATGAATACAAATACACTATTAAACAAACTTAGGAAAGCTGAAAATGCCGAAGACAAAAGAACCTGAATACCTATCAAAAATTATAAAAGAATATGGTCAGATTGTATCAACTGGAAACGATATTCTTGCAGAAAAGAAGAATTACAAAGTAATATCTGTAAGTCCAGCCATAGATATAGCTCTAGGTGGCGGTATGCGTGAAGGAACTTGGCTCACCCTAACAGGCGATCCAAAGAGCGGCAAGACAACAACAGCAATGCAGATAGCGGCTAACTGCCAAAAAGAAGGTAGGCCAATTATATATCTTGACGTAGAGGGTCGTCTTAAAGATCTTAATTTTGAAGTTGCTGATCTAGATCCTAAAAAGATGAAGATTGTACATCCCGAAGATAAGCCTTTGCCAGCAGAAGATTTTTTAGATGTAGCACATAAGCTAATGAGTCACCCAGACTATCATGGTGCTGTTTTAATCATTGACTCCATATCGTCATTAATGCCAGCAAAAGAACTAGATGGCGACATGACTCCGGGTAGAGCCGGTTTGCCAAAGATACTATCTATCTTTACTAAAAAGATGGGTCAATTGCTCCCTAGACAGCGTGGTTTAATTATAGCCATCACTCACTTCATTGCTAATACAGCGGGCTTTGGGGCATCAAAAATGGCTGATGGTGGTACTAAAATTCAGTATCAAGCAGACACAAGAATGGAAATTAAGAGTGGTGGTGAAAAGATATCTGCTGTTACACCTTGGCTCAACACTAATAAGGATAGGATTGGTCAGGTTGTAAACTGGAGAATACTCTGTTCTTCTATGGGTGCGCCCGGAGGTCAGGTTCAAAGCTGGCTCAGGTATGGTCACGGAATAGATAAGACTCAAGAGATATTAATTTTGGCTTGTGACCTTGGTATGATAGATAAAGCTGGAGCTTGGTTGACTTGTTCATTCATGTCAGAACATAAGGACTTAGCCAAAAAAATTAAACCCGATCTGAATGTAGATGACGAGGAGGCTTTGGTAAAGGCATTTAAATTTCAAGGACAAGACAACCTATACAACTTCTTAAGCTCAAATCCAGAGGTAGTATCCAAGCTTGAAGAAAGCATAAAGGAGATGCTATGAACATTGTCGGCCTAGACGACAAAAACTACAACTGGAATCCTGCCGCTAATCAATCTGACTCTCAAGCGAGATCATCCCTGCACGTAAAAGCTAGAGAGTTGTTGAATGAGCTATATCCACATGATAGAATACTTGAAGAAATATCTTTGCCCGGAACTAAGAGTATGCACAGAAAATCAACTTTACGTGCAGATCTTTTTGTACCAAACAGAAATTTAATTGTGGAAGTTCATGGGGAACAACACTATAAGTTCAATAGCTTCTTCTTCAAGAACAAATTATCCTTTTACAAGGCTAAGGCTAGAGACAGTGACAAGAGGGAATGGTGTAGGATTAATTCAATAACATTGGTAGAATTTAATTACAACGAGGATGTTGATGAGTGGAGAAGAAAAATACAATCAGTTTCTTGAAAACATAGAAAATTGGATCAAATCTAATGCGATACTAGATATAGCTCCAAATGAAGATGTGATAGAATCTCTCAATATGAACAGAAAGCAGTTGTCTAGCCTCAGTCATGACGAGTGTTTGGAAATATCATATGAATTATACGCATACTCTGAATATCTTCACGGCCTACTTGCAAAAGAAAAAATAGCTTTACGATGGGCAGACGATAGTATATGGTATATCGTATCAGACAAATTGGATCAGTATGGCGGCAAGTATGCCAAATGGCAAGAAAAATATTTTAGATGTGTTAAGGAAAATCCCCTAGCATCGCAGATAATAAAAGTAAAAAACAACGCTATAGCCAGAGTTGAGGTGCTAAGTAACAAAGTAGAATCGGTAAAAAGACTATCAGATATTCTTTTTAATTTATCTAAAAGGAGATAACATGAAAAACGTAGAAGCTGCTAAAAAATTATTGTTAAAAGCTATAGAGCTTGATGACGAAGAACTAATTGCTATGGCTAATGAGTTATTAGAAGCGGGAACCGAAACAAAAGACGAAACGCCCCCGGAAACAGAAAAGCCAAAAGCCTCCATGTCAGCTAAACTTAAAGATAACGACACATCAGACTTCATCTTTACTAGAAATAAAGAAACAAAAAGTACCTCATCAACAGCTGTTAATGATGTGAAAAATAGGGTTAATTTATTTACCGATGATGGCACAGAGGCAAAAGATATAACAACCCCCAAAATAGAGTTGACAGAAAGAAAAAGGCCACCGTTTAAAATGATTAAACAAACTTGCGTTAGATGCGATAAGGTTTTTGAAACGCATCCAACGCATAAAAGAGAGTTTTATGTTTGTGATAGGTGTATTAAATAATGGCAAATAATGGATTAGAAAATCTAGCTTCAGAAAGAGCTGTATTGGCTGGTTTGTGTCAATATG